TGGCCACAAATATGGAATCTCAGCTGGAAGGTATCCAGAAGTATAAAGAAAACCTGGAAAAACTGAAGGGTGCTGTCGGCGATACGATCGCACCGGAATTTATGCAGTACATCGAAGATATGGGGCTGGAAGGTGCAAACCTGGTCAAAAATCTTGCCGATTCTATGGACAGCGAAGATGCGAAAGCAAAGCTGAAGAAGGCATCCGATGATTATATGTCCTATCTGGATGAATCTGATGCAATCGCAAAGGCGGGTGCAGCAAATAAAATGGCATTGCGTGCGGCACTTGGTGAGCTTGGTTCCACAAAGGCGGATTTTTCAGAGCTGAAAAAATCCGTAAAGGAAGCAGCAAATTCCACGGCAGCAGGATGGAGCGATCTGGCAGAAAGAACGAAGGAGTCTTTGAATGAGACGATTAAGACAGCCCGGGAATGCGGAATCCAGATTCCGAAAGGACTCGCAGATGGCATTAAATCAGGAACGGTATCTCCGGAGGAAGCGATAGCCCAGTTAAAAGGCGGCATCCAGGGACAGTTTGAATATTTTTCAAAACTGGCAAAACAGGCTGGCATTACAGTACCGGAGGGACTGAAAGAAGGTATTTCACAGGGCGGTGATGCGGCAGTACAGGCGATGCAGCAGTTATATGAAATGCTTGCCGGTACACAGCAGCAGGCAGAAAAAACATCACAGGAAGCCGGAAAGAAAAACACACAGGCGGTTGGAACCGGTGCACAGCAGGCATCCGGTGAAGTAAACCAGAAAGTGTCATCTGTTATGAGCCAGGCGACAACGACTGCGGGAAGTTACAGCGGATCGTTCCAGAACGTAGGCTATAATATGATGTCAGGTGTAGCAATCGGTATGAATTCTGGTTCCGGTCTGGTATACGACAAAGTACAGCAGATCCTGAATGAAGCAAAGAACCGTGCAAACAAGACAACGGATTCACACAGCCCTTCAAGAGTGTGGCGTGATCAGGTTGGCCTGTATATGCCGCAGGGTGTTGCTGAGGGTATTACGAAAGGAAAACAGGACGTAACGGACGCTGTTGTAGATATGGCGGAGAGTGCCCTGACAGCGGCACAGGAAACATTGGAGATTCATTCCCCATCGAAAAAATTCAGAAAAGCAGTAGGAAAAGAGATACCTGCAGGTGTGACACTGGGCATCAAAGAGGGGACGGGGGATGCCAAAAAGGAAGCCAAAGAATTTGCCAAGGAAGTTTTTGAATCTGCCAGGGATCATTTAAACGATCTGCAGAAAAACAACGCCAATTCCATGAACACGACACTTGCGGATATTAACTGGTACTGGGACAAAATCCTGAAGAGGTCAAAAAAGAAAGGAAAAAAATACTATGCTGCCATGAAAAAGCTTGTAAAAGAAGAGAAAAAAGCATTAAAGCAGCAGCGTATTTCAGAAGGCCTGAGTGCACAGGAGTCGGCTCTGGATGCTTATAAAGTATACTATGGTGTATCATCAAAGGCAGAGATGCAGTACTGGGATGCTGCCAGAAAAAAATATGAAGAAGGTACAGACCAACGCCTAGAAGCAGATAAGAAATATTATGAAGCCAAAGCAGACTACACCGATAAGCTCAAGGAACTAGAAGATGATTACAAGGATAAGTGCAAGGAAACAAATGAAAAGCTGGAAGAAGACCTGAAGGAAATACAGAAGAAATATGATGAGACGCTTACGGAACGTAAAAAAGCAATCAAGGATGCATTTGGACTGTTTGATGAGTTTGTAAGTGAATCAGATGGACCGGATACGCTTCTTTTTAATCTTCAATCCCAGGTAAAAGGCTATCAG